GCATCGGCACCACATCGCGTAGAAGCCGTGTCCTGAGTTGCCAACTGCTCAACCTTGACCGCGAGAGAGTTTGCGGCTGGTGGCGCTTTTCCTTTTGCTATTGACGCCTTGGCCTTGGCGGGTGCGCTTGGGTTTGTTCTGCTTGTAGACAGTCTTGCTAGCGGTCGTCTTGGCTTTTGCGGCCATAAAAAATGGGCAACCGTTTCAGTTGCCCCTTTAATGCGCTGCGTTAAGGGTTCGCTGTCGGCTGTTGCGGAGAGGTTGACTCTCCAGCTTCAGCTGCTTGAGGTCGCGCAATCTTCGCTGAAATAGCGCTCACGAGGGCTGTGTGGCGGGCGGAAGCGGGTCAACCCAGCTAGAGCCAGTCCATAGCTTGTCGCAGAGAGATGTGTCTTCTGACTCAATGGGGATCATGTGAGGAAGATCAACTGGGCCTGAAAGTCTGGAGATGCAGATGCAGATTCCGGCTTCGGAAATCTGAGCGTAGTAATAAGACATTGGCTTCATCCGAATTAGTTGTAGGAAATAACCGTCCAACGGCCGGCGACACGCAAGGTTTCAGTGCTGGACCAAGCAGCGCTTCTTGGGAAACTTATCCTAAGATTGGTAGAACTGGTTAGTCGGACAGAAAAAAAGCTGCTATAAGTGTTTGAAGTGTTTATACCCGCCAACGTAGATAGCAGTGGAATACTCCCACTAGAGAGCACTCTTCTTAGATCGTAAGTTACAAAAGATTTAGCGGTTGAAACAGAAGAGATTGTTATGTCAATAAAAATCGTGTCTTCGGTTTCAGCCGATCCTATACTTGGATTGATTCCGCCAGACTGTGTGTAACCAGCGTTTAGAAAGCCAGTCTGCACCGTTTGGATCGGGCTAGATGGGCCAAAGAACTGAGAAAGTGTAGACATCAGATAACCCTCCAGCCACGGGTGGCATCAACGTAGTAAAGAGTGACAGTCAGTTCGTCCTTATCAATGGTCATATTTTCGGCAAGGTTCATAATGTTAGCGCCGTTTCTGCCAACAATAGTATTAGTATAGTTTCCCGCAATCGTAATGGCTACTTCCCAGCCAGCCAACGGAGAGGCAGGAAGGGTAATCGTTAGGCCAGAAGCCACGACTGTGCAGCGCTCGCGGTTGGCCAAAGTCTTGCTGATGGCCGTGGTGGTAATCGTGTAGATCGTGTTTCCAATCTTGCTGGTGGTAACAGCCCCATTGGCCAGCTTGGTCTCGCTTACAACACCCGCATCTATGGTCCATGTGGCACCGGAACTGCTGACGGTGATGTCACCTTTATCGCCGTCAGCAACGCCAGCACCGCTGCCGATTTCAACAATGCTCTCAACGCCGCTGACGCTCTTTTTTGTAAAGAGCTTTCCGTCGTACGTGTTCAGCGCTAGAGACCCTAGCGGTACATCGCTGGTGAGGGGCACTTTGCCGGCGACGGCAGAGCGCTTGAGAAGAATTGTGTTCGCCATCAGGCAGTCCTTGCGTGGCTATGTAGCCGGACTGCCTAAGTTGCCTTCGCCCTAGAACTCGCCGCCGTCAATCGTGGCGTTGGGGCTCAGATAGTCAGTGCCATCTACCGCAGCGCTATAGCCCGATCCGTTGCCTTTGAGCAGGCCAGTGACCGCCGAGGTCAGGCCAGTGCCGCCATAGCCCACCGCCACGGCGGTGCCCTGCCACACGCCGGTGGCGATGGTGCCCACGCTGGTCAGGCTGGAGCCGGTGATCCCAGAACCCAGCGCTGATCCTGAAAGCACCTGCGTGCCGTTGATGTAGTAGCTCTTGCCACTAGCGAGGTTGATGTGCTCGCTGCTAGTCCACGCATCGGTGACATCGACCCACAGCCAGGTCTTATCGGTGGTGCCTTTGAGCACCAAACCGCCACCATCAGCGGTGGAATCATCCGGGCTGGTGACAGCACCCAGCTCAAAGGTCTTGTCATCCACCGAGACCACGGTGGAGTTGATCGTCGTCGTCGTTCCGTTGACGGTGAGGTTGCCCGAGACCGTCAGATTTCCCGACAGCGTGCCGCCGCTTAAGGCAAGGTAGACGCTGCTCAGATCAGGAATGTCGCCCGCCACCAAGCTGCGGAACGTTGGCGCTGCAGCTGAGCCACTGGCTGGACCCGCCAGCACCAGATTGGCATTGCGCGTGGTTGCCGAGCTGATGAACGCACCAGGGCCAGCAATCGCTAAGGCACTGGTGGCCGTACCGCCTGCACCGCCAGTGCCGAGGCCGTAATAGAGAACTTGGCTGTCTTCGTTAAAGGCCAGCTCAGCATTGGCCAAGCTGCTGGGCGCACCGCTGCCGCCACCAATGGCACGGCGTTTGATACGGATCGTGTTCGCCACGGGCTAGCAGGGTCTTTGAGTCAAGTTGCCCCTACCAGTTCCCTCCATCGGTCAAGGTCAACGTTGTGTGTTGATTGACCTTCCAGCTGCTGCTCGTGGCATCCCACACCAGCACCGCGTCATCCACCAGGCCGGTGTCATCCACATCATCGAGATCAGCCAAGCCAAGGCTCACCACACCGGTTTGACCGTTGACGCTCTGCACCTGCAAGGTCGGCGGCACCTGAAAGGCAAACGCACCACCAGCGCGGCTGAGCGGGATGCGCAGCTGCGTTTGACGCTTCGGGCCAATGTCTTCAGTGACTGCCAAGATCACCGCCGTGGTGCCTGGAAAGCCAGCCTGCACCAACGCCGCTGCACCTTCTAGATCAGCACCGCCCCAGTCCACCAAGAACACGTTCCAGGTCTGCACGAACGGGCTGTCCTTGTACTGCAGCTGTTGCTCCAGCTCCGGCACGCTGCTGATCACCACCTCCAAGCCGCTCACCGTGGTGCCGGCGCTCATCCCCTGCCCCGGATCCCGCACCACCAAGGCCGGCGTAGTGCTGCCATTGCCGAGGGTGTAGGTGCCGAGGTGAGCAGAGAGAGCCGTGGCAAGGGCTCCCCGTAGCGCAAGGATGTCCACGCCTGGGCTTTAACTTGAACTTGCCCCTAACAGGCGGCTGCCACTGGCCTCTTGGTTGACCAGCAGCACACCCGCTTCAAAGTGAATTGGCTGCAGGTGACCGGGCAGCTTGAAGCTGTAGCGCAGCATCGGCCGATCAATGTCCACCAGGCTGATCACTGCATGGCGGCTGTGACCTTTGACCGCAAGGAACCCGCGCAGGTTGCTGCCCTCCCAGCTTGGGGCCACCACCACCACCCCTTGATCGTCGCTCACCAAGGCGCGGATCTCCGGCAGATTCGCTGCGGCGCTAGAGCGTTTGAGCACATGCTTCCAAATGCCGATCAGCAGCGGCGGCAGCTTCTGCTCATGGCGCAGCGCCAAGCAGACCTGGGCCACCACGGCCGGCAGCTCATCGGCCTCCTCGCGCACCTCTTGGCGGAAGAACAGCCAGTCCTGATGCGTTGTTGCTTTGCCTTTGCGTTGATCGCGGTTGATGTTGTACAGCAGGCTGCAGAGCTGAGCGCCTTGCAGTTCCTGCAGCTGCAGCTGCTGCCGCTCTAGCTCCAGCAGTTGACGATGGGCCGCAAGCACCACCGCCACCTTCTCTTGGGCAAAGGTGGAGCGGTGGAACTGGCCGGGGAAGGCACGGCAGAGCGCCCAGAACAGCGCTAACCAATCGACGCGGCTTTGCTTCCAGTCCCCGGCGGCTGCTTTTTTATCTCCTCCTCAGAGGGCGGCGCAGCACTATCGGGCTCGGCGGCGGTGCGCTCCTGCTCAAAGAAGCCGAACAACGCATCCATCAACGGCTGCGGCAAGGTCATCGTTTGCTCCATGCCCCATTCCGGTCGCTCCAAGCGGTGACGGATCAAGGCCGTGACACTGGCCAGCATCCGCTCGCGGCCGCGTTGGATGTAGGTCTTGGTCAGCTCGGCGATCTCGGGCAGGTAGCGCAGCTTGATCGCCTCCTGCTGCTCGCTCATCTCACGGCCCACGGCAGCCCCTTCCACCAGGGCAAAGGCTTCCAGAATCGTGATGTCCTGCTCAGCGCTGATGCGCTGCGCCAACTTGGCCGCCACCACCACAGCGGCATCGGTGTCACCGGTGAGATCGCTGACGGTGATCACCTCACCGACCTGCAGCGACCCCAGCACGGGCAGCTCCAGGATGCCGGTGTCTTTGCTGCCAATCCGCTGCGTCTTGCGCTTCGGCGGGGCAACGACAAAGGGAAGATCGAGGGCCATCAGCTCAGGCCAAAGCTGATCTTGTCCATGGCGCTCATGCCCTGCAGGCTGCCGTTGGTCAGGTTGCCGGTGCCCCGCATGCCGCCGCCGTGGCCGTTGCTGGTAGGGGCGAAGAAGTGGCCGTAGACCGGATGGGTCTTCAGCTGCTCTAAGTAGGCGGTGGGAGTAAGCGCATCGCCGTTGTCGTTGAGCATCGGCTCACCGTTGGCGTTGATCACCACCACATCGCCGGCGTCGTTCACCTTGAAGCGACTGCCGACCGCACCCATCAAGGCGTTGAAGTAGGTGATGCCATCTTCAGCGCCACCACTGCGGCCACCAGCGGCTTGAAAGGCATTGGCGAGGGCCTGCTGGCGATACAGCTCCGACTTTTCCGCCAAGGCTTCGGCCAGCTTTTGATCCTTGACCTTCACCTGCTGCAGCGCTTCGGCTTTGGCGGCTTCGGCGGCTTCTTTGATGCGTTGATCCATCTCCGAGCGCAGGCGCTCTTCCCGTTCTTGCGCTTCTTTGATGTTGCGCAGCTGATCAGGATCCAAGCCCTGCAGCTGCTTTTCAATCGCTTCGAGGCGGCGTTCGGCTTGACGGCGAGCCTCGCGTTCTTTCTCCAACGCAGCTAAACCAGCCGCACCCAAGGGTTCTGAACTTGGTGCAGAAGCAGACTGATCAGGTGGCGCTAACTCTTGCGTGTTGAGGGCGTCCGACATGCAATCACATCACTACAGTTCAGACTAGCGCTTGTTATTCCGTGATCCAGTAACGCAGCGCACGGCTCTTGTTGCCTACAAAACTGAGCTGGCCAAGCGTATCGGTCTCCATGAAATAACTCGCCTCACTGGTAGTGCCGGCAGTGGATGTACCCGGTGCGATACCAGCAGGCGGCGCATAGCTGGTGGAAACAAACAGCTGCTGATCCGCTGCCGACAGCCCGCTCAGATCAGCAAACACATCAACGCGATCCTGCACCGCTGCCGGGTCATAAGCGCCGTAGGAATCGGACCACGCTAGGCCGATGTCTTGATACAGGGCACAGCTGCTGCCGCTGTTGTTTTGATAGGTGCTCAGCTCCAGCACCTGATCCAAACCATTGACGAACAAGGCTTTGCTGATTACCCGCTGGGCTTGCGTGGTGTCCAAGGCCAGCAGGCTGTTGAAGGGGCGTGAGACCTGCGCCGAGAAATAGCCCAGCCCCCTAGAATTCATCTGTGAGCCCGTGGTGGTGGTCGGCCCAGAATCCACAGCCGTCAAACTCCAGATGGCGCTGCCGCAGCTCTTGAACGGATGCGCGGCAGGCAGCAGATTGGTGATCGCCAAGGGGGTCGGCACACGGGTTTCTGTGGCTGTGTACTGCAGCGCGTAGAAGTTCCCGAAGCTGCTCGGTATAGCGGCATAGCTATAAATCACCTCGGCACTGCTGCTGACTTGCGCGGTGTCCAAGTCCACAGCAAACACCACCGCGTCATAGATCGCATCCAGCACCTGCGAGCGTGCAGTCGTGATCACCGGGCCAATCGGGCCATACTCTTGGCCGTTTAAGCCTTGGAAGTCGAAATACTGATAGGTGACGGAAGCGGCATGGGTGACCGTGTGCGAGCGCAGGGCCAGCAGATAGGCCACGCCATTGATCACATGCCGCGACAGCACCGCCAAGCCATTGGCCTCGGTGATCGTCTCGCTTTGTGCCGTGATCACGGTGTCGGCGCTGATGTCCGTGACCGCTGTGATCAGCAGATTGAGCATCCCCTTGGAGGCCATCGGCGCCAACGTGCGCGGCACGTCGTTGTAGATGTCCAGCACCTCCACCACGCCGCCGAGCTGAGCGCCGCTGTAGATCTCCACCTGACTGGTGCTGTCCGGCCCGACAAAAAACACGGGCACCAACTCACCCGTGATTGGGCGTCTGGCTGCCGGCCGAAACCGTGCAACCGGTCTAACCACGCAGCAGCTGGGCCGTCTTGGCCGCTGTGATCTTGGCCTGCTGCCTGAGATTCATCGCAATCCGGTTGGCCTCCACCTGCTCCTGCAAGCGTTGCCTCAGGTCGCTGGTGCCACCACCGCTGACCTGCACATTCACCTGCGCGTCAGCCATCAGTCATTCACCGCCAGCTTGACGCTGTAGCCCACGGTCTGGCCGTTGCTGATCGTGACCGCTGCGGTTTCACTGAGCACGCCGTAGACACTGCCGGCGCACTTGCGGATGCGCAGGGTGCCGCTGCCAGTGCTGGTGATGTTGACCTTGTTGCCACTGCCCACCGAGCTGCCGGTGTGCAGGGTGATCGTGGAGCTGGTCACGCTGTCCACGTAGTACAGGGAGCCAGCGGTGAGACCACCCGGCAGGGTGCCGCCGCTATCGACGGTGACGGTGACCGGATCGCTATCGCTGAGGCCATGGCTGGCCACGGTGATCACATCCGTGGCGGGATCCACGGCACTGCTGGCCGTCAGGGCGCCGCCGGCTTGGCCATCAGCGGCTGCATTAATTAGCAGCACCACATGGGTGTAGGTCAGGTTGCCGCCGTTGGCGCTGAACTCCACGCTCACCGAGTCCTGCTCGTAGCGGGTGTTGGTGGCGCTGTAGCTGCCGCCGGTCAACGCCGCACTTTGAAAACGGGCGTAGCCATTGGTGCCTTCCGTCAGCTCGTACTGCAGCCAAGCGGCAATGCCGGCATCGGTGACAGGGGCTGTCGCCGCGTTGACGAGGGCAGCGGTGAGCACCTTGCCGCTGTAGGCCGCCGACATCACGCGAGCCATTTCAGCCTGAGTCAGGGCGCTGGTAACTGCCATGGATCAACCTCTATGCCTGAACTTGCCTTAATCAGGCTGAGCAAAGAGATTGAGGTTGTAGGTCTTGGTGCTACCTGAATTGAGCGTGACCAGTGAAGGCTCGTGAATCACGCCAACAAATGGCAATGCGTGATCAGGTGGCGATGCGCCGGGGCTAATCGCAGGAACCACATAGATCAGCACATCTGTATAGCTTACGGCTGATGCGTAGCTCAGCTCAATTTCAAGCAACGGCAGCGTAGCTTTTGAGGTTTGTGTGGCGTCATAGGCAACCGTGCCACCTGTGAAGAACAAGTCAAACTCAGAATCCAAGGCGTAGACAAGCCAACTCGACCAAGGATCCGTTAATGCCGGAGCAGGCGATGCTCCTGTTGTATCGGCAAGCACCGTGCCAAAGGTCGCACCTTGATACAGCCACCACAAAGCACCCAATGACACCTCACGATTGGTGGTGAACGTGGCTGTCATTTGTGAGTTCTTCTTCAGCTAAGGTTGCCGCCCAAGCTGAAACCTCCACTGAGCGTTTCCTGTAGAACTTGGCGCTCACCAGACGCAACCTGCAGCACCACCTGCTTGGCGATCTCCTGTTGCGCCTTGACCTGCAGCACCACTTGGCCGGTGGCATCGCCCAGGCTGCGGTTGATACCAAGCGGCACCAGCAGCTGCTCCAGTTGCAACCGCACCTGCAGCGCGGTCTCCGTAATTGGCTTGTAGGGCAGGGCCAACGCTACGGGCGTCAGCTCCAGCTCAAAGGTCTCCGTCTCGTCATCTGGCAGCGAATCCAGCAGCGTCTCCACCGCTGCGCTGTCCGTCTCATCCACCGGGCTGACGATGGTGGCGCTGTTGACTGGATCCTGCGGGCCGTTGTCCACATCAGCAGGTGGAATCGGAAGGGCACTGGTGCCAGGGGCCACGGGCGTCCAGCGCGGGCCGCTCACATCACCACCGGCCAAGCCCCAGTAGAGGGCATCCGTGGACACTAAGCAGCTATTAGCGTCAAAGGTCCAGACCGTGCCGTTGGTGCGGTAGGTGGCCGTGATGCCGCCGTTGCGCAGGTGGAAAGCACCAAGCGGCTGCGTGGGCAGCACGCCCAAAGCGGTGGTCACCTGCAGGCCAAGGCGGTGGCCGAGCAGCAGGCGGTTCTGCTCTTCCGCGTAGTCAGCTGCTGCGCTGGTGGAAGAGCCTTTCGTCACCGTGCCGTCATCGTTCACCACGTCATCAGGCAGGAACGGCACCGAAAAGCTGAATGAAGTGTTTGGGCGCGTTTCAGGTGTTGCGCCTACCTGTATGCGGCTTCCGCCTTGTATAACAGCCATGGCCCATTGATACGGCGCTAAATAGTCAGGTACAGGCTTTTCGTCATCCTTGTTATCCAAGTCAGATGTCACCACCTTGACATCTTCTAGCACTAACTCAAAAAACTGATCCAGAACCGGATTTAGATCCCATCCCGTTGTCGCATTTGCCGCAGCAGCACTGATTGCCTGCTGTCCCATTTGTGTCAAGCCATATGCCACATAAGTGCGTTCAATCTTTTTTAGCTTTTTGTCAGCGTAAAGGGTATCAGTCACGATCCGCTGCTTAATTTTTTCTCCGTTAGGTATGATTATGATTTTGGTGTAATCCTTTATTCCCATGCGACCTAGGGCTTCAATGTAGGACATCGTTTCTACGCTTTCGTGGCGGATCTCTCGGTAAGTCGGCAGCGTCGGCAGCAGAACAACAGTTCCACCAGTGGACAAGATCGGATGACTACTACCTGGATGGCTGCTTGCAACCTGCTGACGGGCTGCATCAATCTCTTGTTCCACCTGAGATTGCTCTTGCTCGCTTAGTGGCGGTGGCGGTATTTCTTCATAAGTGTAGCGATCAGTTTTTTTACTACTAACCTGCCTGGACGCACTTGGCCCAAACAAACCATAAACGCCTGCATTCAAGAAGTCCTGAATTATCTGACTATTTACCTTAACTAGCGAAGTGGTGGTTTCTGTAATGCGCTCTATTACTCGGTTGTCGGGTTCAGCCTTTTTTTCAAAAGTCTTTACCGTTTCGATTACAGGGAAAGATCTGGTTAAAGGCTGCACCGAAAGGAGCCTGTTTTTCAGAGTAAGCTTGATTGATGTTTCTGTAATCGTTTCTGATGTACCCCAGTCAGCTGTAAAGCTTCCATATTCGGCATCTATGACCATGATGCCAGGCTTGTAAATAGGTGAACTTTCACCCGTGTCTGCTGAAACAACCGCGCTCTCACCTGTGCCTGTTGGGTTTTCTGTAAAGTTAAGACCGCCTTGGTTGCCGGCTAGGTCAACAACTTGATCAAACCCAACCACTGGCCCTTTGTCCGGCAGCTTCTTGTATGAATAGGTGACAAGTTTATTCCTTGCATTAAGGTGGCCAAAGCGGGTGACGCTGGCCAAAATGTCTGAAAGCGTTTCAATGTAATCGGTTGACTCCAGCGATGGTATTTGCTTAGGCAGCTTCCAGTTGCCAGCATCTTCCACATCAATATCAAGACGCTTTGCAATGACATCAAACGCCTCACGCAAATCAAGAGCCTTGGCGACTTTGGGCTCTCGTCCATTCAGCGCATCCACCAAGGCGCTGTTAACGACGCCGCCGCCTTTGTTCTTCTCAAACGCCAGCTTGTCGGCAATGCTGACCTGCGTCTGATTGGCCAGCGGATCAGCAAAGGCCTTGGTCACATAAAAGGGACCACGAGGGAAACGCGCTGCCTTCGTGCCGTCTGGGGTGACATAGCCAAGAGTGACCTTTGAGCCATGGCTGACGGGCACTAAGCCAGCAATCACCAGTTCACCGGTAGTCATCACAAGGCCTTGCCCTTGCACGTGGTCATCCTTGACGCTGCCGGAGATGACCGGGCCTAAGTTGCAAATAATCTGAGCACGAATATCAAGAACCATCACACTTGCTCCACAGTTAGGCTGACAGTCCAGACATCTGTCTTGACGCCATCAATCATCTTGGCTTCTACGCTTGCAGTTGGTGGACGTGTTGGCCACCAAGCACCTGCTTGCGGCGTGGTTTGAACAGTGGAAGCAACCCAATTCCTAAGCGTCACATAGGCTGCTTCATTTTCAACGGTGCCAGTGATGTCCCTAACAGCAGAGGCCCGCAGAGGGCCTTGGATGTAGGCAAAGCCGCCTGCTGTGCGCTCCAGCGTTGGCAGGTCATCCAATGTCTCCATCGGCTCGGTCAGTGTGATCACAACACCGCCAAGGGTGACTGTGCCTAAATCTGGCTTAAGAGCTTCTTCGGCTTTTGCCTCTTGCTCTAATGCCGTCTTGGTAATTTCTAAAGACTGAGCGGCATCAACAAGGGTTGCTGTCAGTTGAACGTACCGCCCAACCTGTTCAATCTGAGGAGCTTCGCTAAACCAGCAAGCAACGCCTGAAGCCGTCAGCCCATTAGCACTGCAACTGAGCGCGACGGTCGAGCCAATGTCATCTGCGCCTACAGGGTCAGGATCTGCACGACGAGCGGCCGACCAAGTGTTGAAGATGCTGACAAACTGTGCAAGCTCGCTTTGATCTAAAAGCCCAGAAACGGTCCAACTACGTGCGGCGCGTCCTTTGCTGACATCATCCGATGTATAACCAAAAGGTTGCGCCGTGAGCCTGGTGATTGTGAGGCCGTTGATGGTGACGCTCATCTCAGCCTGAAGTCCCGCTTACCACTGCACCAGTTGAGTTGCCCCTTCCGCTGCCGCTGTTGTTGACGGTGACGTTGACCACGGGCTGCCTGGCGGTGTTGGTGGCGATGGTGGACAGGAACTTGTTCATGGTGGTGAACTGCTGGCTGCCGTCAATCACCGTGTTGACCTGGGCCTGGAAGGCCGTGGAGAGATCCCCACGGGCCTCAGCAGCACCTTGCAGCTGGGCCTTGAAGTTTTGAGCTGAGACCGCAGCAGCGTTGGCGTAGCCGGCCTGGTTGCGCAGCTCCTTGTTGACATCAGCCTGCAGCTGGGCTTGCTGCTCTTTGGAGCCGTATTCAGCCTGGGCGTTGAGGGCAATCAGCCGCTGCTGCTCCAACTGCTGGCGCTGTGCGGCTTGCTGCTCCCGTAACAAGTCACTGCGCAGATTGCCAAGTCCAATTTCTTCAGCGTTGGTCTGACGGATCAGATCTAGGTTTTGCTGCGCCAGCGCCACCTGCTGCTGCGTTTCAGCGCTGCCTTTCTCAGCGTTACGGGACTGTGCCTGCAAAAGGGCAATGCGAGCCTCAATTTCAGCGCGCTGACCTGCTGCTGCGTTCTTCTGCTGCTCAAAGGCCAAGGCAGCCTGCTGCGCTTGCTGCTCCGTCACCAGAGCGCGGGCCTTGAGGTCAAACTCGGCCACGGTCTGATTGAACTTGCGCTGCCCAAAGTCCAGCTCTAGCGCCCGGCGCTGCGCGTCATTCGTGGCGAGCTTTTGCGCCTGCGATAGCTCCTGATCCAGCAGGCTCTTGATCGTGTCGCTGCGGCCGATGGCGGCATCAGCGCGGACCTTGTTGATCTGGCCCAGCAGTGTGAACTCTTGGCTGTAGAAGCCCAATCGCGCTTCCTGCTGCTGCAGCGCTGCCTTTTCCGTGGACAGCGTGCTGATCTTCTCGGTCCGCAGCTTTGTCTCGGCTTGCTGCTGTTTGGCTAAGCCTTGCGCTGCTGCTGCATTGGCCGCCTGCAGCTCAGCGGTCACATCCTTGTAGCGAGCGCGAAACTCCTTCGCTAAGCCTGGCAGCCTCGCCAACACCTCTTCAAACTCTTTGGGCTTGGCAAAGGCGATGTTGTTGATGCCTTCCAACTTCACCGCGTCGGTGAACAGCGCCCGCGCTTGCTTGTCGGTGAGGTTGAACTGCTGCTGCAGTTGACGCAAGGCCGCCACTGCCTGCGTGCCCTGCTCTGGAATGACACCGAGGGCATTGCCAAACACGCCGCCACCGAGGCCGAGCTTGTTGGCGTCCATGACGATCTTGACGCCCTTGAGCGCCCCCGTCAGGTTCTTGATCTGATCAATGATTGCCGGCAGCAGGCTTTCGCCAAAGGCCACCTGCAGCTCCTCCCATGCGTTGCCGAGCTTCTGGAATTGCTGGGCACTGGTTTCAATCCCGCCCGCACCAGCGGTCAGCTGATTGAGGCCCTTGGCCAAGGCCGGAAAGAACTCCTGCGCGGTGAGCTGGCCTGACTCCACGAGCTTGTTGAGTTGTTGCTGCGTGATGCCAAGACCCTGCGCTGCAGCCGAAAAGGCAATCGGCAGCCGCTCACCCAACTGCTGGCGCAGCTCCTCCATGGAGACCACACCCTTGGAAGCGATCTGCTGCAGAGCAAGCAAGCTCCCGGTGACGGCATCGCCGCTTAAGCCAAGCGACTGACCAGCCTTGGCCACCGCTTGAAAGACGGCCTGCTGCTGTTGCAGCGGGATGCCAGCCGCACTAGCAGCAGCGGTGAAGCTGCCGAAGTCACTGGCCAGCTGTTTGAAGGAAAGACCAAGCTGCTCAGAGAGACCACGGGTGAACTGCAGCGCCCCTGCAGCACCTTGCGGGCCAAGCGTGTTCTGCAGCTTGCGGGTGATGGATTCAAACTCCACCGCCGCATTCACTGCATCTTTGACAGCGGTGGCGACTCCCGCAAAGCCAATGCCGATGCCTACGGCACCAGCCAGGTTGCCAATGCCACCAGCAAGCTGTGGCCCAAAGCCTCCACCTGCGCCGCCTTCGGCCTTCTGACGCTCCTGCGTGGCATCACGGATGGCCTTCTGCAGCTCCTTGTATTTCTGACTGCCGATCTCTACAAGGCGGATCTCCTGCTGCAGGCTGGTGATCCTGATGTCGAGCGCGGCCAGCGTTCCCTTGCTGGCTTTGCTCCCCAGAGCGCTCTCAATACTGCGGCCGGCTTGCGTCGCCAGGCTGCGGACCTGCTCAATGCCAGCGCGGAAGGCGGTGGTGTCCAGCAGGACATCAAAGGTTGCCCTTCCAAGCGAATCCGCCACGCCTACGCCTTGCTGTGCCTAGAAGTTGCCCCTACTTCACCAACTTCTGCAGCGTGGAGGTGATCGGCAGTCGGTTCAGTGCCGGGCTGATCCAATCCCTAGCAGGCATCTGATTGCCTGCTTGCGTGCGATAACCACGCAGCACATAGAGCGAATAGTCCACGTTCCAGGTGTAGCGATAGCTGAACGGTCCGCTTTTGCTGCGCACAATGCTCTGCCGCAACGCGCCGCTGTCCACGATGTCGCGGGGGCTGCCGACACTCTCGCGGCCTTTGCCCTTGCGGTTGTAGCTACCGCGTCTGGTCTTGTAGGTGCTCGGCCAGGTGAACTGCTTAGTGCTGATCTCTTTGGTGAACTGCCCCTCCAGCAGCTGGCTGTAGCGCTCGAACGCTTTCTCTAGCCGCTCTTCAATCAGCCTGCTGTCAATCTCGATGCGCATCGCTCACTCCTGCCGCACCGCATCCAGCACCACCACATGACCGACGTTGGCCTCTAGCAGCGCACCAATGCCGCCACGGCCATAGGCACTGCGAGCGGCCACCAGGGTGACGTTGTAGGTGCTGCCGTTGTCAATCTCCAGCGTGCCGGTCATCCCTTCCAGCACGTCGTCGTTGAGCAGCTGCGGATCGATGACGTAGCCCTCAAAGCGTGAGGTGCGCACATCCACGCCAGCGAAGTTCTGGCCGATGGTGGCGCCAATCTCTTTAACAAAAACCCGGTACGCCGCAGCCGTGGTGTTGGCTGTGACGTTACCGGTGTAGGGATCTGTGACGGTGCCCGCTGCGGGGAGCTGAAAGGTCAACTCCCCGTTGCTGTAGGCATCCAGCGGGCTAGCCATTAACTACCTCAGGGTGCAGGTGCGGTTGCTTCGGTGTAGGTGTAGGAGCCGTAGCCCTGAAGGGTGAAGCTCACAGTGGCGATTCCGCCAGCCTCAATCGACTCGGAAAAGTCGGTGATGATGCCGATACCGGCGTGCTTCTCGACGGTGGCCACCGAGGCGCCAGGGTCAGGCGATTCGCGATACCACTTCACGTATTGCCCGGTGGGCGCATCCATGGCTGCATCTTTCAGCAGCTTGTAGCCCGCATCCACGGTGTCCAAATTCATGGTCATCGGGATGCTGTAGCTCTGGGAGGTGGCCACAGCCTTTTGGAAGCCACCGCTGGTGGCGTAATCCGTCACCGTCTGGGTTTCAGTGGTGCCCTCAATGCCTGCATTCGTCAGGTTGAGGATCTCGGTGAGGCCGGTGCTGCTCGTAGGATGAGCTGCATCAGCAGAGGTGGCGTCGGCCATCCAAAGCCGATATCCGACCGATGCCATAAAGGCCAAGGCTTTGCTCCTGAGCGATCTGGCTCAAGTTGCCTGTGGTTTTTTACCCCAACGCCTATGACGGCGGTTGTTGGCCTGCTGCCACTTATCCGCCCATCGGCAGTTCTCGGGTGAGTAGCCCAGTTCATTGTTGATGCGATCCAAACTGCATCCTTCGGGGCGGTCGCCCATATCGAGGTAGAACTCGTCAAAGCTGTGTTGCCATGCCTGGCAGACCGTGATGCCTCTTCCGCCGTATTCGGCAAAGTCTGGATTTTGCGGGTTGCCGCAGCGTTGCTTCATGCTTAACCAACTGGTGTAAGCGCCACTGCGGCGACCCTCCATGGTCTTTGTTAGGCGGTTTGCCTCCGGTCGCCAGCACCCGCAACTGCGTGTCGTGCCATGCACCACATTGGTGGGCTGAAAAGTCTTGACCGTGCCGCAATCACAACGGCAGATCAGGTGCCTTCTGCCGTTGATCCGTTCTTCTGTGTACCCCAGAACAGTGAGGTAATGGAACCGTTGGCCGGTTCGATCTATCTTGCGTGGCATCAGCCTGGTGCTTCAGGGTGGTCACGGATCAGGCAGTTGGCTCTGCGCTGATCCACCCCATTGTCCGAGCTGTTTTCAGGAGCGCAGCAGCTCGGCCTGCCCTGCTTGGCGGGCGTAGAGGTTGGAATACCTGCCGTCGTAGCCGATGGCGAGCGAGAGCTGCTCGCGCCAGTAGCTCTGCTGGGTGGTGATGCCGGCGAGCTTGGCGGTCGGGTTACCGGGCTGCCATTCAAGAACGTCGGCGCGGATCAGGCCGAGGTCTTCGGAGGCCTTGCTCTCAAAGTCGGCCTCAAGGGCGTTGAGCTTGCCGATTGCGGTCTGGCTGGTGGTGATGGACGCCGCAGAGGCCTCGTTCATCAACACATCCAGGTGATCCAGCGGCGTGTCAGAGGCAGGGATGGCGAGGTGACGGCGGATGGCCTCGCGGTCAGTGGAAAGCCAGGGCATGGCGGCACCTTTTGCTTAGGTTGCCCCTAGCCGAAGAACTCTTGAATCAAGGCCAAGTCCTCTTGGGTTTGTGCTGCAGCGAATAGAGCCTCCACAAGCATCCCCAGCTGAGCTTTCTGCTCTGGATTCTGGGCTTGCTGTATGGCTTCTGACAGCTGTTCTGGAATCGTTCGGTCATCAGGCCATTGGCTTACCAGCATCACAGCTTGTTCAGGGTTCACTTCATAGCCTCCGTTAGAGCATCATCAACCCACTGATACAAGCGTGGGTGACTGGCTTTTAGGCCAGACGGATTTAGAACAAAATGCACAAAGGCCTCGGCAAACTGCTCTGTTTCTTTGCTGTGAGCGTACTGAGAGACATAGGTTTCACCCTTCAGTCCCTTGTACTTGTTCGCCAGCTTGGTTGCCGAGAGTCCCCTGTAATGGACTTGATGCCCTGTCTCGTGAATCAGGGTGCTCAACCAGCCATCAGGATCCTGGTCTGGCAAACCACCGGCATTCCATGCGGCCTTGGGAGGCTTTTGGCTAGAGCCGTAATTCTTCTTGTAATAATAGATGTATTCATTTTGCTGAGCCAGCGAAGCGGAGGCCGCATCAATCACCTTCTGCACTGATTTTGCGTCAAGGGTTTTTGATTGCGCTGTCATATAAGCATTAACAATGCCAGTGTCTCGCGTTGTGTACCCTGCGGCGACACTGCACTTCCCCATCACATATTTCAGGTCTGCGGTGTTGCCGCTTGACAGGGAATCCATCAAAGACCTGGCGCCTGAGAGTGGGCCTACGGCTTTTAGGTCCGTGGGCCTTTGCTTTTCCAAAACAGCCAATGCCTGCTGCTGACTGCGTAGAAGCACCTCACTTTGGGCCAAGCGTTCACCGTTGGCAAACTTTTCAGGCAAGCCGAGATTATAAACAATCTGCTGCTTTTCCACAAAAGCTCTCATGCGCTTCGCATTTGCACCAACATCGCCTCCAACAGCTTCTAGTTGCTGCCAGCTATCCGCAAAGATCTTTCCAGTTCCCCCCTGTTTCTTAAATACCAATTCAGTTTGCGATCCTGGCGGCAACACTTGATTCCCCAAGCTGAATGCCGTTGCAGCAGGCTTTGGCTGTTTCTTGACCTTTTCGCCTACCCGTGGCGGGGTCCACAACGCCTCCGGCGCTTGTTCCATGCCCAGCGCCTTTTCAAAGGGCGTGGGTCCGCTAATCGGCTTCTTGCCCGCAGCCTCTAGGTCAGCCAGCACATCAGCCCGTGCCTTGGCTTCGGCCTGCGGATCCACCAGGCCCAGCTCCACCCATTCGGGATCCCACGGCGTCACCGTGCAGCGGCAGTTCGGATGCGCCGGGGCGATCACATCACCGAGCTTGTAGACCTTGCCGTGACGCGGGGCGCAGTAGCCACAGGTACGGCTGCTGCCGACCGCCTGCCATTGCACCTGCTCAATGCCTTCGGCTTCGTAGCGGAGCTTGGTGCCTTCCACCATTGCGGCGGCCATCTCGGTGCGGGCGACGGTTTGGGCGCGGCTCTTGGTCAGCTCCACGCTGGTCTGCAGGGTGCTGCGCAGCTGCCGCCAGCTGTCGCCTTGCGCGAGGTGAAACTCCACGGCGCCGATGATCCGGCCGCGTAGATCCACATCCACGAGGCGGTTGAGGGTGGCAAAGGCTTGGGTGCCGCGAGCACCGGCGGCGTAGTTCGCCAAGGCGTTCTGGCGTTGGGCGGCAGCGATCAAAGCGGTGGGGTTCTGCTGCGCCATGCCGGGGCCCAGCAGCAGATCGGCATCGGTGGTGGCGTTAGCGAAGACCTGAGCGGCCTGCTCAGGCGTCAGCTTGCTGGCCTCCTGCTTCACCTTGTTCAGCTCCGCCAGCGCCCAGAAGTCGGACGACACCTGCCCATCCAGCAGAGCTTGGTTGACGGTTTGCGCCAACTCAGGCGGCAGGCGCAAGGCGCTTAGCTCTTGGCCGAGCTGTTGCCTGAGGATCAGCAACCGCTGCAGCGGCATTGCGCTGCCACCGTCCAGGCTGCGCTTAAAGGCCTGCTCAATGCGCGGCTCCATTGCCCGGTAAGCACCGGTGAGGCCGTTGATGATGTCCCGCTCAAACGGGCCGAGCAGGGCATCACTGAGCTTCTCCCAGCTGTCGGCTGGATCCATCAGCTACCCGGCAGGGCCTGGGGCGGGAGCATCACGCCGCCTTCCATCAGCAGGCGGTCGCGCTCCAGTCGGGACTGCAGTTCGGCTTGGTGATCGGCATCCATGCCAAGCACTTCGGCTTCCACGTCGAAGTCCACCGGCAGGATGCCGCCGCGTTGCAGCAGCTCCAGCGCGGTTTGCTTGCTGAGGTAGCCGCCATCGGCCAGGCTCTGGATCTGGGCCACCTGCTGCGGCTCCAGCTTGGATTCCAACGCCTGCGCTGCGATCTGCAGGTTGCCGGTCGGTTCTTCCCCGGTGTATTCACACCAGAGGAATTGGATCTGCTCAAACAGGTTGGCCTTCTGCATCCCTGCAAGGCTCAAGCCGCTCTGCACCTGCCCGGCCTGCAGGCGTGCCTGCGTGGCGGTGACGGCCTCCTTGCCAGACATGAAGGCGAGCGTCTCGTTGTTGATCAGCTCTTCGATGTGCAGCAGGTGCTGCTGCTGTTGCTGCAGGCTGCTGCCGCTCGGTTCCGCAAAGCTGAAGTCGCCATCAGTGGGCACATCGACGACGCTGTTCGGGCCGATCACCAACGGCGGCGGTGTTTGCCCATCCATCAGCAGCGCACCACGGCGCACGGGCACCGGCAGCGCACAGCGATGCAGCAGCTCATTGAGGTCAGAGCGGCTGCGGTAGTGCTGCAGGGTGAGCAGCGCCAGCTCGCGGAACGGCGGTAGGCCATGGCCCCAGCGTTGGAGTTGCGGGCTGTACCAAACCAGCGGCACATCCATCACGCTGGTGAAGCCTTCCTCCACCAGCAGTAGCTTCTGCGTGGCACCGAGCTGGCGGTTGATCTGCCACACCTGGAAGGCACCAGGGGTGAGCACGCGGAAAAAGGGCTCAACGGTGAAGCCGAAGTCCCCGGCCTCCACCTCACGCCACTCCAGCAGCGTGGCTTGAATTAGCCGCTCCTGGCCAGCGATGTATTCCGTGCGCCAGTTGAGGATGTTGCGGCGCTCCAGCAGCACCAAGTAGGGCTGCCGTCCGAGGGCGAGGCGATCCGCTTCCGAGGGCACCGCGACTTGCTGCGGCATCTCCACCATCACCGCGCAGCCGCCATCGCGCATCGCCAGCGCATCGGCCATCGCAATAAAGGCGGTGAGGTTGTTGCCGAGCTGATCAATGTCATCAAGCTGCTGCTCAAGACTGGGCGGCAGATCGGTGACGGTGAACTGCGACAGGATGCCGGCCATCGCCTCAATGGCCTTGCGGAAGCTCGGCACATAGGTGGCGCGTGCCAAGCGCGAGCGATAGGCGCGGTCGGGCTCTTTGACTTCCTGGGGCAGGTAAGTGCTTTCTGCACCACGCAGCCCTAACCAGCAATCGGCCAGCAGGGTGAGATCGGGCTCAATGTCCCGCAACACCGGATGCTTCCAGGTCGGCAGGTTTGGCGCATCAAAGAGATCGCCGTCAATGGCAGGCCTGCCGTCCATCCATGTGATCTTCTTCCGTGCCCTGAAATTGCCGCTGATGGTTACAGCCAACCGGCATCCATTTGATCAGCGCTGTCGTGCAGCTCAAAGCCTCCGAGTTCGTGACCCATGCCGGCGGTTGCGCGGAGGTCGAGCTTGAGTTCATCGCTGCTGATGCCAAGCTTTTCGCACACCTGCGCCATGGTCTCGCCACGCTCCAGCAGGCGGCGGGCTTGCATGCCGCGCTGCCGCACTGCACCGGGGGCCTTCAGCCAGAAGTTGTGATCGCGGATGTAGTGCCGCCACTCGCCCAGGATGAAGGGCAGGGCGATGGTGGAGAACTTGAAGCCCTTGGCCGGGTCGTAGCGGCGCACGGCTTTGAGCAGACCGATCAGCCCGAGGCTGTAGAGATCTTCCACCTCAATGCAGCGGTACTTATGGAACTGCTGCTTGATGATTGTCTTGAGCAGCGGGATGTGCTGCTGCACCATGCGCTCCTCAGCGCGGCGTTTGCGCGGGCAGTGCTCTTGGTAGAGCAGGGTGCGGGGGCGGTCTGACTTGGGCTTGCGCGGCGGCAGCTTGCCGGTCGGTAGCGGTGCGGGCTGCCATGGCCCCTGCGGCAGATGCTCCAGGCCGAAGCTGAGCTGGCCATCAGGGATGTGGTGCTTGCTAGCCCTAGCCATGACCGTCACCAGATCGCTCCTTGGCCGTAGGAGACCGCTGCAGAGGTGGCGATAGCGGGACGGGAACGCAGCCAGGCGAGGCCTTGACTGAGGGCGTCCACTTGGTCGTCGTGCGCGGCGTTGGGGAAGGCGGCGGCCTCTTCGATCAGGGCGGAGGCCCAGCTGCTGCGCTCCGGCAGGTAGACGTTGCCCGCTTCGATCATCGGGGAGATGGCGGCAGCGCGTGAGAACTTCCCGCCTTGAGGATTGACGGCGATCAGGCCAGGGATCTTGCTCTTAAGCATGGAGATCACGGCCGGGCCATTGGCCTTGTCTTCCACGACGGTGGCGACGGGCTTGTAGCGGTTAAAGGTGTTGACGATGGCGGGGATGGTTTCGGTGATGTCCAGGCGGTCGCGGATGCAGTCGAGCAGGTAGAAGGCCGCGCCTTTCTGGGCAATCACCAGGCCGACCACGTAGTCAGTGTTGGGGCCGTCTTTGAAGGTGAGATCCCAGCTCGTGATGATGCGGTCGAAGCTGGGTTGCTCGCGGTAGGTCTGCCACCAGGAGCGCTTGAACAGACCACCAGCTGGTGGGGAGGGGCGCTGTTGGAACAGGGCGTTGAAGCCGTATTCACCGAGAACGCGGCGGCGATCTTCCAAGGCCTCGCGGTCGTAACGCGCAGGGCAGAGCGGTTCACCGGGTTGGCGCTCAAGGGGGTCGCCTTCCTCAGCGATGGCCGGCAGGTTCACCACCGTCCAGTTGTCGGCGTCTTCGGAGTTGAGGATGCGCCCGGCCAAGTCGTCTTCATGCCAGCGCGTCATGGTGAGCACCACAGCGCCACCGGGTTCCAGACGGGTGTAGAGGTCGTCGCGGTACCAGTTCCAGACGCGCTCGCGGTAGGCCTCGGACTCGGCCTCCTCCCGTGATTTCACGGGGTCGTCGATGATGATCAGGTTGGCGCCAAGGCCGGTGATGCCGGCACCAACGCCAACGGCTCTGAGGCCACCGCCTTCGATGGTGTCCCACTGCTCCACGGCCTTGCGGTCTGAGGCGAGGGAGAGCAGGTCTTGCGCGATGCGGCGTGCTTTGCGGCTGAACGTGTTGGCGAGGGTTTGGGAATAGGCGGCGATCACCACGCGCTGCGCGGGGTCTTGCTGCAGGCGGAAGACGGGGTAGCGGATGGTGCCCATCTCGCTTTTGCCGTGGCGCGGGGGCACGGTGATCACGAGGCGCTTGAGGGTGCCTGCGGTGATGTCGTCAAGCTTTTCGCGAATGTGCTTGAGGTGCGGCCAGTTCCAGGTGAACGCCGGCGACTGCTCTGTGAGCCAGTCCGAGAAAGAGGTTGGAAGTGCGGCCTGCTTGCGCTCTTCCCCGATGGAGAGAGGGGAGTGAGCGGGTACAGCAAGGCAGCCGGTCATTGCAGCAGGCCTAGGAGTTCGGACTGCAGACGAACAGCACCAACGACAGCGGAGAGCTGATTGGACTCCATGGCTTTGTTGATGGTGGCCTCAAGGGTTTGAAGGCGAGCGGCTTTCTTTTCAGCGAGGGTGGAGTTGTCCCAGGTTGTGTAGAGGAGTTGTTTGGCGCAGTTGAGCCACTTATCTGCGGTGGTGCGCGATACCCCCCAACGTGAGCGAATAACTGGGATAACGGAAAGCTCGTTTTTACCGATTGCCATGCACTCGGCTATCTCCGTCCAGATGTCTAGGAGTTCCTCGTGTGTGTAGTGAGTCTTCTCTTTTGCCATGGCCTGAGTTTAACCGGAGGCCGGGAGGAAGAGTGTTCCGTCTGAGGCGAGGATGTTGAGCTTGTCTTCTGCGTCAGCGAAGGATGTGGCCCAGATGGAGGCCATGCGAGCGACAGGTTCGGGGGAGACGGTGTAGAGGAACAGGTAGTGGCCTCGGAGTGAACGAGTGCCGGATGTGGGGAGGTAGGCGCCGGTGAGGCGGAAGGTAGCGAGGAGATTGCGAGCGATGTGTTCGGCGAGTTCAGCGTCTGCTTCGTGCTGAAGGATCAGGCCGAACGGTTCGCCTGTATTGGGGTCTTCTGCAACGATGGACCAGGGTTCCATGGCACAAGGTGCCTTTGGATCAAGTTGCCAGAGGAATGATGGTGATGAGAGCGCCAGGTTTTTCTTCTGGCGTGCAGTAGCGCTTGTGAGCAGCGAGTTGCACCACCTGCGAATCGTCGTGAAGAAGGGTGCCAGTGAGGGCATCGAGAATGGCGCGTGAGAGTTTGTCGATGTCGCCCTTTTGCTTGGAGGTTAGGTGGGCTGGAGCGCTTGGGGATAGGCCGGATTTGTTGTAGTGACCCTTGGCGCGGAGGAAGCGGAAGGTGATTGAGATGGAGACGGGATGGTTGAGCAGGGGGTGATTGGTGGCGAGGGCAGCGTCGGCGACAAGGGAGCGCCAGGCAGGGAGGCGTGCGTTGGTTTCACGCATGATTCCGTGACCAACGTGGCGTTTACTGCCTTGTGTGGCGGGGTCCATGCCAATAGCGTCAAAGGTGACGGCGCTAGGCGCGGACGATGATGGTGGCGGTGTTGATGCGGGATTGTTCTCGTTCAATCCACCAGCGTTCTGCTGTGAGGGCGTGAGCAGGGTCTGCGGAGAAGGTGCCATTAACGGTTAGGAACTGACCGCAGAGGGTGACGAGCTTGCAGGGCTGGTATTCAGGCCGCTTGGTCATCTCTTGGTTTGCCAATCGCGGTGATCGCAGCAGCGACGATGGCCTCCAGTTGCTGTCGGGGGATGCCGGAGACGGTGCGAGCGGCAGCGTCTACAGCCCGTTGATAGGCAGCGAGGTTGACGGTGGCTGTGGGGAGGGTGCCAACAGCGCGATGGCGGATCAGTTCACCACGGGTGGTGGTGAGTGCTTGCGCCTGTTGATCGAGGTAGGTGCGTTCATCTGGGGTGAGCCAGATTTTGGTTTCAACGCGCTTCACTGATGGTCCAGTAGGTGGTGAGTTTTACCGTGGCCTCGCCCAAGGCGAGTGATAGTCGTTCGGATGCCTTGAGCTGCTCGCGTAGTTCAAGGATGTGAGCTGGGTAGGTGTAGGACTTGCGGCTGCGGCGTGTGATCTTGCAGTCATTCCACGCGAGCGATTCCTCTGCTTCACCCGCTTCCACCAGTTGATCCAATAGGTCAAGCAGCTCTTGTCGTCGGGCTTGGATTTCCTTCTCACGTCTTGCTAGGTGTGTGAGTTCTTCTAGCAGCGGTTCAAGAGAAGGCTGTGTAGACGAGTGCAGCGATGAGGATGCAAGTCCAGATGAAGGTGATGCGGTCGCCATGACGATCAAGGAAGGAGCGTTTGGGTTGTGGGGTGCGGTGCGGGCGTCGGGTGGGTTGCACGGGTCTGGCGTAGACGCGGCGGGTGGAGCGGGTGACAAAAGGAGGAAGGGAGGGAGCGGTCATTGGTGAGGCCTCCAGCCGTTGCGGTAGGCGAGGGAGATGAGGGTTTGACGGTTGTGGGTGAAGTAGGGGATGCCGTTGTCGTCGAGGTAGTCCTGAGCGGATTCCTCGTGCTCGTCGGAGAGCAGGGCCGTGGCGAGGAGGGACTGCAGCTCGCTAGCGCTAGTCATTGGAAGCGAGCGAAGGAGTTGCGGGACTCGGCCGAGCGGCATTCATCGGCCCAATCGCCGGAGTCGGCCTTGACGGCGGGAGGCACGAACTGAACGGTGTAGGGGATGCCCGCCTCAGCAAAGGTGGCGTGCATGTCGCTGAGATCGTGCTCGTGGCACCAGTCGGAGAGGATTGCGCTGTTGAAGAGATAGCGCTCAGCCCAACCGGACGGCGGGAGATCTGGGAGAACCGTGCAGAGCGGGTTCATGGGTGGTTGTGCGGTGGGGTCGCCCCCTTGATCAGGAGAATAGGCTAGCCAACGCTAGGCGTCAAGGTCTGGCTAGCGATTGGGTGCCGGGATTCCGATGGTGCCGCATGCACCTGCCCTGATTCCCCTTGCGGGTGTTGTATTCGGGCCATCCCGGCGGTTCAAGAGTGCCACGGGATGGGTCCGCAGTGGACTAGCTGAAGCTACTTAGCGAAGCTTTGCGCTATGGCTGCTTAGCCCTAGCAAGCAATCTGCAGCAGATCCAGCTGTTGCATCGGAGCTGGCAAAGGCTGAGCGCCCCACTGCTGAGCCATGGCAACAGCTACGCCTTGATAGGTGCGGCTGCGTTCTTTCCAGCGATCAGGCCCTGGCGGCATGCGATGCACTCGCTGCTCACGACCTTGAACGCAGTGGGTCGGGGTCAACTTGGGCAGATTCTTCAGCCAAAGGCAAGTGGCTTTGACTTCACCGTGGCCGTATTGCCACGGCTGGATGATCTGATCGGGCGGCCGGATCGCAGAGCTGATCACGCTGACCGGGTTCTCAATGCACCACCGCTCAATAGGTGCCGCCATGAGTAGGCGCACGAAGGCAAGCGCTTCTGCTTGTTCACGTTGCTTGCGATGGAAGGCCCGGCAGCGTTGAGGCCGGCACCGCGTGAGGACCGGCTACCGGGCACCCCATTGCACAGCCCGATGCCGAGGCAGAGCGGGAACCAGCCCATTGTAGGGAAGGTGACTACTTGCCCCAGCGGGCAATGCAAGCTTCAGCAAACGCAGCCATGCTTCCGTGCCGCGATCCACTGACCGCTAGATGAGTGCAGGGCGGATGAGCCACCATCAGATCCCAGCCAAGGTCAAGGATGTGCTCAACGTGGGCCATCCAATGCGGCCCTGGCACTTCAGTGGGCAGCAGGTCGCAGCTCCATGCGTCATGGCCGTGAGCGCGAAAGGCATCACGGACCCGGCCGCTGTACTCACAGGCGACTAAGACCCGCATGGTCAGAAGGGCCTGAAGCGTGCGGCGTAGAGATCGCAGATGTCCAGCCAAGCCTGCAGGCACTCGTCTGCGGTGTGGGTCTGGATCGTGAGGCTGCCGGGGCGTGACCAGATGGTGAGGCAGCGCGAGATCAGCAGCTTGTAGTGGTCGCCGATCATTTCGACACCGGCACCGAGTTGGGGGCGGGTGTCGTAGGGCCTAGAGGTTTTGGTCTCTTGGGTTTTGAGGTCAGCGATGCCGTAGGTGCCGTCAGGGAAACGCAGCACCAGATCGGCGGTGCCGGCGACGTTCCGCCGCAGGCTGTAGGCCATGACTTCAGCGCCGATCACGGTCACCCGATCCCAGAGCGGATCGGCAAGCAACGGCTCAATCCAGGCGCTGTAGTCACCAAGGGGCGGTGGAGACAGATCGGCTGGTGGGTTCGGGTTGAAGCGCTGGTGGGTCATCACCTCCAAGGCCTTGTGGATCGTGTTGCCCCGTGGCTCCCAGATGTGGCGGCTGGCCATGATCGCCTCCATCTGTTGTGGCGTCTTGGTGACCGCCGAGATCAGGCTCGTGACGGACACGGGGAACTGGTGGCCACTGGTGAGGCAGTACGTCCACGTCTGGCTGTCCCTTGTTAGGCCTAGTGGCTGCAGCCACGTCGAAGTCGCGGGGGCTGATGGGTTGGACGGCTTCACCGGTGTTGGGATTGCGGAGTGGATTGAAGTAGGGAACTGGGTAGTCGAAGTTGGGGCCGAAGTATGAAGAGCGGCGAGCTTGCAGGAGCTGGTATTCGTAGTCGGGAGGCGGGATGTCGAGCTGTTCCATCGTCCAGTAGCCGGCATTGATGCCGCGTTGGAGGATTGCTTGGACGGCTGAGAGATCAAGGAAGCGTTGCATCAGCGCACCCTCCAGATCGGCTGGCGGCGGGCGTGGCTGCGCAGGCTGGTGCTTTTGCCTAAGCGGCCGGTGTCGATCAGGACGCCAGCCCTGACCAGCTGATTGGTGAGACTGCCCCAAGCGTTGTGGTGATGGGGCACCACACCGGCGTCTTCGCAGACGCGGCGCATCTCTTCGGCCAGGCACTCGGTGCCTGAGAGGCGCTCAAGGATGACGGCCTTGGCCTGCTCCATGAAGGCGGTGCCGGCATTGCGTGCAACCGTGGCGATGGCGTGATCCTTGGCAGCCTCGCTAGCGCTAGCCGAGAAGTCAAACAGGGGTCCGTAGGTCACCATGTGTCCTCTTGATCCCATAGACAGCGATTGCATGGCTCGGTTGGATCTGGGTGCGTTTTCTTGGCGACATCACAAGCAAGTTGCATGTATTGATCAAACTTGTCTTGACCAATACAGCCAAGTATCAACTGATAAAACACCTTTCGCTTTTGATTTTCATAGGCTTTCAGGAGGGCATCGTGCTTGCTCTCTGCAAGTTCCCCCTTTTTTCTTCTGTGACGCTCATTGGTGAGCCCTTTATTGAAGACCCTCAAGAAATCAAGCTTCTGCCTAATCTTTACAGACGCTTCTGGGCCATCAGCGGCAACAATAGCCTTAACCTGGATAATCTCTTTATTGGTTTCAAGAATCAACTCCTTAAGGACTTCCGTCTTTAAGGTTGGTATTTCGCTAAAGAGATAAACGCGCTGTCTCCCCTTACTCTGGTAAAAGGCCTCGCGACGCACAGTGCTTACTTGGTGAATCGGCTTGCTTAATGTGGTCACCAGCGCACCTCCTGCAGCAGCGGATTGGTCACCGCAGGCTCCGGCGGCAGCACCAGCTGCCCTGGCACCGGCTGCGGGTTGAAGCGATCAGGGTTGGCCATGCGCTCGGGCAGGTCAGCCTTGAGGCCCCACGAGACGTTGGCGCGGCCGTTCTCGTTGCGGAACACGTAGTTGAGCAGCTGCATCGGCAGCGGCAGATCTTCCATCGGATCAGGATCGAGCAGTCGCTGCGCAGCCGCATACATCCAGATCTCAGGCGTGAGGTCTTGCTTGGCCTTGGCCGGGAAGGTGGCCCACATCAAGGCATAGGTGGCCTCGCCGAGCCGCTTGCCGCGTGGCAGGGCCTCCTGCAGGGCGTTCAGGGTGGAGATGAAGTGCTCAAGCTGCAGCACGGCGCTCCTCCATGGCTCGGATGTTGCGGATGGCAGCGGCCGCGATCTGCTCGTTGACCGTCAAAGGCGTGCCGGTAGCTGAGAGCGCGAAGCCCTGCTGCACAGGCTTGGCTGTAGGCGGTTCAAACACGTCGCCCCAGCCGCTGGCGATGGCACGCTCTAGGGCTTCACGCCGCTGCTCTGGCGTCCATTGGCGGAGCTTGTTGCAGACGCGGTTCCAGACGCCTTCGGAGCGGGTGCCTTTCTTGACCGCCCAGAACTCGGGCAGCAGTTGCTGGCAGTCGAGCAGATCGGCTGGCACCAGATCTGGATTGATCGCCTTCACCCCATACGCATCCTTCGCACGCGCTTTGTTTTTTTTGGGTTCAAGGGCTTGGTCAATGTCCGGTTGGACAGCCTCAACAGCCTCTTGAGCCAAGGCAGCTGAGGCAGAGCGTCCTAGCTCTGCGTCTGAAGCCGTAACAGTCAGAAACCCGTTGGACTGGGGGGTTCCCGCACCGACACGGTACGCGGGTAGGTTACTAGCGCTGTCAAGCCCTAGTAATTGCTGCTCCAACAGATAGGCGCAGAAGGCTGGCAGTGACAGGCTTTTGGGCTTTTGCCTCAAGATGTCGTCGTGCAGCTCAGGCGGTAATCGCAGCTCTAAGCGTGGCATCGGGGTTTGCTGGTGATTGCCGTTGATCTGCCGGTTATTCCCGGCGGCAGCAGGCTAGCGCCGGCTAGCCGCAAATCAACAGCATCCTTGCCCTAGTCACCTAGTCCCTTGCGACCCGCTGCAGGACTGGTGCAAACGCGCATGAAAAAAGCCCCTTGCGGGGCCGTGGGTTACGCAGCTTGGCCAGGCCATCGCTTCTTGATCGGTGGTTCCTGCATGCCGCCTAGGGCCACCTCCAAGAGGTGCGCGGCGAGGTTGCTGGTGGATCGCCCCTGCTCATCGCTGATGTTCAGCAGGTGCTCGGCGACGGCGTAGGACACGGTGATGGTGATGCGCTTCGGCCGGCGCGACACCATGGAGAGGTTTGCGGTCATGGTCGGAATTGGCAATCGCTAGCCGTCGCATTGCGGGACTAGCGCGTACCCGAACAATAAACTGCGCTAGCGGGAATTAGTCGACCCGCTGCAGATCTGCTGCTTCACCCACCAGTTCCCTCGCGTCCTCTAACGCCACAAAGGCTTGATCCAGATGCCAGCGGAACCGCGTCAGCGGTTCGCTCAGCACCGCCGGCAGGTCATAGAACGCTTGCGCTTCGCTAAGGCATAGGGCAGCCTCACGGACCCCGGCTCCGAGGTTCTCGTAGGCAGCTCCCTGGCTGCTGAGCAGCTCCAGGAGGGTGCTGCGCGTGATCGGCTGGGCGGTCAGCTCAGAGAGTGCAGTCATCGTGCGGCTTTTCGGCTGTGGTTCCTGACGTAGCAGCTCTGGCGCGGCTAGGTCAGTAGCCACACACTAGCCCGAAGCGAAGCCTAAAAATGACGACGGCCATCTACGCCCGCGTCAGCACCGAGTCCGAGGATCAAGCCCACGCCCTTGAGCAGCAGCTCCACCGGCTTCGCGCTCGTGCAGCGGACCTTGGCGAACCTGTGGCTGAGTTCATTGACGTCGCCTCAGGCACGCGTGACGACAGGCCTCAGCTGAAGCGCCTGCTCGAAGCGTGTGCCGATGGCTTGCTCACCACGGTCTTATGCACGCGCTTGGATCGCATGAGTCGATCCACGGTGCATGGGGGGAAGCTGATGCGCCTCTTCACCCAACCCGACTGGCCCAACTTGATCTGCCTCGATCAGCCCATTGATCTGGCTTCAGCGGCAGGGCGGTTCTACGCCAACATGCTCATGGGCATGGCCCAGATGGAATCTGAGCTAATTGGTGAGCGAGTACATCACGGGCAGATGTATGCCCGCAACAAGCTAAAACCCCAAGCCGGCAAGCCACCCTTTGGCTATCTGTACAACACCGATAAAACCAACTATGTCATCAACGCAGAACAGCTGCCTATTGCCAAGCAAATTGTTCAGAAGTTGATCGAAACCGGGAGCATCCGAGACACGTTTGATTTCCAAATGCAGCAATGCGGCCGCCCGTTTCGCAGCTTGGAGGGTTTGCGGCGTTGGCTAATGAATCCAGCGATTGCTGGACATCGCGTCTATGGCACCTGCCGCTGGGAAATGGATGCCGATGGCAACAAGAGGCGGTTGATCAACAAGCCCGGCCAAGTTGACGAGATCCATCCCAACGCACATCCAGCGCTAATCAGTGCGCAGGAAGAGGAGGAGGTCCATCAGGTCATTGAATCGCTGAAACAGCGAAGCCTTGGACCAATTCGCAAGCGGCGGCACAGATTGCTAACAGGCTTGGTGCGCTGCGGTCATTGCGGTGGACGGATGCATTACCACGTCCCTCGGAGCGGCCAAACCTACGTGCGTTGCACGCATGAGACCTGTCCAGTTAGGCCTCATCGCGTTTTGAGAGAACAGGAGGTAATTGATGCCGCGATTCAAAAGCTGTATGAACGCCGTGAGCTGCTGGCCTACAACTCAGTGGTGGAGGAGTTGCGCTTGAAGCAACAGCTCAGCCCCGAGATCAAGCGGTTGCAGACTCAGATTCGCGACTTGAAGCTGCTGAATGACCCGGATTTGCTGGGCGTCATCACGCAAAAACAACAGCGCCTCACTGCTCTGCTGCAGGGATGCATGAACAACGGCGCAAGTCGGTGGAGCGTTGAGGAGGCAATGACCGCATTGGACCAACCTGAGCTTTGGAACGATCTGACCAGGACACCCGAGCATCTCAGGAGCCTGCTTTCGCAATGGGTGGAGGAGATCGTGATCACGGACGGGGCAGTGAGCTGTGTACGACTACGTGCCGGCGAGCAGCCGACTAGCTCCTCCTAGGGTTAGGCTAGCCGCTAGCGAACCCCGGGCAATGAATCAAGACCGCTACGAGCACCCGCCCCTAGCCAGTCGTCAACGCTTTGGCCGCACGCTCACGGCGTGGTGCAACCGCAACGGCTGGATCCACAGCACCCTGCATGAGTGGGGTGAGCAAGCGCGCTTTCCAGCGGTACGGGACAGCACGTTTAACAAGCTGCAGAACGCCAAGACAGATCAACCTCTACCGCTCACGTTCATTCAGCTGGCCATTGCCAACGCCCGGGTCGCCGATGGCGACTACAGCGGCGTCACCGACCGCCGCCTGAAGGATCGGCTGGTGGATTCGCAGGCGATCTGCGACGAGCACGGCACCCCCTGGCGAGCCACGGAGTTCTTCTCTCACTTCATCGGTGAGCTAGATGCGCCGGATTGGCTGCAGCAGCCCAAGCCCCTATCCGCTGAAGAAGCGCAGACCTTGAGCCGTCAGCACCAAGAGAAGTTCGCCGCCATCGCCGAAGCCAAGGGGCTCAGTCCCGCTGTGGCGTGGAAGCAGCTGGAGCAGCAATGCCAAAGCATGAACAGCACGCAGCGCGACCTGCTGCGCAACGTGCTGAGCGGCTGGCATGAGTGGATGCCGGCGGAGTGGGAGTCGATCTGCCTGAACGGCTCCGACCCGGTTGCCAACGCGCTAGCGACGTGGGAGAAAAGCGCTTGACCGCTAGCGAAGGCTAGCCTAGGATGCAGGGGTGCTGCAGCGACGCGGCACCCGATACCTCCGCATCCATGACCGATTTCCCGCAGCTTGGTGGGGTCATCTCTCCTGATGACATCTCCACCAAGGGCAGCGGCTCCTATGCCGCTGACTATGTGAACTGGGCGAAGATTGCCCACCTGCTCCACGTCCACGCCCCCGGCTGGCAGTTCCAACTCAGCAGCGCCCCCGATGGCGGCCATGTCTGGAAAGCCCCGGATGGCAGCGGCTATGTCGTCGGCTACTTCGCCAACGGCGATCTGATCACGCCCGACTTCCCGCAGGCGTGCATGGACAACCGCAACAACCCGATCCCGTTTGAGCGGATCACAGCGCGGACGCTGACCGACACGCACCGCCGCTGCCTCTGCACCGCTGCGGCCTTCACCTTTGGCCTCGGCTATGAGCTGTGGGCGCGGGTGGAGGTGGAGAACCCGATGCGCGACGACGACGCGCAGCCTGCAATGGCTAGCGCTAGCAAGCCACCAGCCGCCAAGGTGACGCCGGCAAAGAAGGCACCCAGCTCCCCCAACCCAGATCGGCTCAGCGCGGCTGAGATCCAAGAGCTGGTGGAGGCTGTGCTCAAGGTGTCCGATGAGCGCCGCAAGCAGATCGTGCTGGCGTTCCAAGAGCGCTTCAGCCTGCCGGCCGACAAGAAGGCCGCCGACTACATCAAGACCGCCGCGCACCGCGACTTCCTGATGGAGCAGCTCCATGCCGCCGTCGCCTGATGAGCACATCCGACTTGCTCACGCGCATGTATGCGATGCCATCCGAGGCATTGAATCGACAGCAGCAGATGCTTATGCAGAAGCTGCATACAACGCTCGCCTCACCTATTTCGGCAACCACTGCGCGAAGCGGGCGCTCCTCCAGCGCATCCGCGCTGATCTCAAGCTCTTGCAGCGATCCGTATCTGCACCGGGTGTATTGGCTGCTGAGGAATAGGGACGGCGCTTACCTTGCTGCACTTTGCGGCAATGCGCTGCAGTGGGTGCAATCAGCCAATGCCGTGCCGGTGGAATGCCGCTTTTGCACCTATCAGCGCGTGAAGTCGTACTGGCTTCAACTACGCGAGTGGGCGGCATTAGAGGATGAGGGGTTATCCATTGCACCCGTTGATTTCTATGCCCACCGCTCAACGCCTTACCTCTGGTGCGCTTGCGATGACTAGCACTAGCAAAGGCAAGCCCGCTCCCAGGCGGCGCTACGGGCGCAGCACCAAAAGCGTGGCTGTCTGCGCCCACCTCTGGCCCGACGTGATGGAACTGATTCGCCAGCACGCCGACGAGCACCAGCTCACCCCTAGCGGCGCGGTGCATGACGCCCTGCGCCGTTACTTCAACCTTCCCTCCTTGACTGATGCCTGACTTCGCACCTGACGCCTTCACTCTTTGGTTCACTTGCAACCAAGACAAGAAAACAGAAGGCGCCTACTGGGCTTCTTCAGAAGTGCCAGTGGATGAGATTGAGAAGCTCTACAACTGGGCGCTAACGCAAAACCCGGTGGCCAACGACAAGGGCCAGCCCTGCGTGCAGCTGCGGGCCAATCTGCGCCCCCGCACCAGCAAAGCGGGCAATGAGTATCTGCTGCTGGCGGTGAGCGATCAAAAGGCCAAGGCTGATTCACCCGCAGCGATGCCGTTCTGATGAATCCCGATTGCAATCCCGTGGAGCAGCAGGCTGTCCAAGACCGCCTAGAGGCTGCCTACCAAGCCAGCGGCCGCGATCAGCTGCCTGATGGCAACCCGCTCAAGTCCACCTACACCGGTCTGCTCACCAAAACCGATGACGACAACGCATCAGCCGCTTGAAGATCTGCTTGCTGAGTGGTGGCGCGACAGCTACCCCCACGCCTCACCGATTAACAACCAAACCGCCAGCTTGATCGTGGCCTTTGCCGCTTGGGTGCTGGCCCGTAGGGCACGGGAGGCAGCGGAGTGATCAAGGCCGACCACTGGATCCGCGAGCGTGCCGCCAGCGGCATGATCCAGCCCTTTGAGCCCACCCTGATCCGGCAGATCGCTAGCCACAAGGTGCTCAGCTACGGCTGCAGCTCCTACGGCTACGACATCCGCCTCTCACCAGCGGATTTCCGCGTGTTCCAGCATGTGCCGGGCACGATCATGGACCCCAAGGCGTTCAACCCCGACAACCTGCGCAACGTCGAGCTGAAGAGCGACGAGCGCGGTCGCTACTTCGTGCTGCCGGCCCATAGCTACGGCTTGGGTGTGGCCTACGAAAAGCTCAGCGTGCCGGAGAACGTCACGGTGATCTGCCTGGGCAAGTCCACCTATGCCCGGATGGGGGTGATCGCGAACATGACCCCAGCGGAAGCGGGCTGGCGCGGGCACCTCACCTTGGAGTTCTCCAACTCCAGCGGTGCCGACTGCCGCATCTATGCCAACGAGGGCATCTGCCAGCTGCTGTTCTTTGAAGGTGAACCCTGTGAGGTCACCTATGAGAAACGCTCCGGCAAATACCAAGACCAGGAGCACACCGTGACCTTGGCCACGGTCTAATTGAAGAGGGTGGCAGGTAGCCAGGGCTCACGCACCACTGGCCTCACCGCAGCCTGCCGCTACGGACGCTTCGAGCCTTGTTAGAGGTCGAGCCAAAAGTTTAGCAACTTCTCCCTATTGCCGCTGATGGCGCACCTTGCCAGTTCCGTTGACTGGATCCTCAAGCAATCCCACCGCTATCCGTTACTCACAGCAGATGAAGAGATCACCTTGGCCCGTCAGGTGCAGGACTGGCTGGCCCTCGGTGAGATCAAACGCCCGACCGTCAAACAGCGGGCGATCATCCGCAAAGGGCAACGTGCCCGCGAGCGCTTCTACCTCTCCAACATCCGCCTAGCGGTCAACTGCGCCGGGAAATACGCGGGCTGCTCCGGCACCTTGACCCTGGAAGACCTGATCCAAGAGGGTCTGCTTGGCTTGGATTCCGCCATCAACAAGTTCGATCCGACCCTCGGCTACAAGTTCTCCACCTACAGCTACTGGTGGATTCGCCAAGGGATCATCCGCTCAATCAACAAATACAGCCGGTTGATCCACCTGCCGACAGCGGCGAATGATTCGATCCGCAAGGCGATGGATTACATGCGGGACTACAGCCGGATTCACGGCAAGCCACCGCCGGTGGCGGAGGTCGCTGAGGTGTGCGAGATCGGCACCAGAACCCTGCTGGCCTATCTCAATCACAACGCCAGCTTGATCAGCCTGGATTCACTGATGCCCAACAGCAGTGAACCCAGCACTTGGATGGATGTGGTGGCTGATCAAAGCGATAACGGCCCGCAAGTGAACGACAGCGAGGTGTTGGCCGATGTGGTCTTGCGCGAAGTGAACAAGCTGCCCGAGCAGCTGCAGCGCATCGTCAAGCAGCGCTACCTCAACGGGGAAAAGCGACCGACCACCTACAAGGTCTTGGGGCAAGAGATCGGCACCTCCCGCGAGACCGTGCGCCATCTCCATGATGAAGCGCTGAATAGCCTGCGCCTCAAGCTGGGCGATCTAAGAGGGCAAGATTACATTCAAGCTCTGCAATCCGCCGCGTAGCGCCTCGGATGATCAGGTCTTGGTGCATCGAGAGCTGACAAAGCTTGAGCAGCATCTGCTGCGCCTGCGCTAAGTCGTAGCTCTCCACCGCCCTTCGCTGCCGCTCCAGAGTGAGCAGGTGCTCTGGCCCCGGTTGGGGCACCATCCACTCACCCCAGGCCATAAGGGCAACCTAGGAAGTCAAGGTAAGGTGCCCAATGGATGAGCCCACCGTCGAACTGGTGGAGACATCCAAGGGCCCTAGGTGGCGAGTGTGCGGTCTGGGCTACTGCACCGAGCACCAACAGCGCTGGCAAGCCGAGGTGCTGTTTGAGTGCCTGAAGGTGGCCAAGGGCTGCCCGGAGCAGCGCAAGCTTTAGGCCGCTGTCGGCGGCTGTGGCTCATCCAATTCACGGCTCAACCAGAGCCGTGTGCCGGCCTCGTCGTAACTGATGTAGGTGATGCCGTTGGCCATCGCCATCCAGACCTTCACGCCGGTGTTGGGGCGCTGCACGATCCAGAGACCGGGCTGAATGCGGCGGCTGATGCTTTCTGCCATGGCTCAGTAATCCCAGCGGCGGCGTTGGCCGTCTGCGCGTCGGCCGAGATGCACAAAGCCCTTGGGGGCGCCGTAGCCCACGGAATAGGGCCAGTGCTTGTCGCAGTAGGCCTGCACCTGCTCAATCGGCACCCCTTCGATGTAGAAATCGACGGCGCCTTCCTTCGGGCAGCTGTAGAGGTGCTCGGAGTTCTTGGCACCACCGACGGCATCGTTGACGGGCTTGGGGCGGTAGCCGCTGGTGATGATCACCGGCAGCCCTTTGAACTCCCGCCGCACCTTCTCCATGAAGTTGGCCAGCGTGGTGGCCGTCTCAATCTGATGCTGCTGTTGGAAGCGGCGATCCGCTTGATCCAGCGCAAACTCGCCGATGCGGATGTTGGGGGTGATCTTGGTGCTGAACGGTGACTGGGGCGTGAGGCGTGGGCTGCTCTGCTGCGGCGGCACCTGCAGCTGCTGCTCACCGCAGAACAGCGCCACCTCAGCCTGACGACGGCGCACCAGCCCTGCCAGCACCGCCTCACCGGCATGCACCCACTTGGGCAGCTCTTCCTTGACCACCTTGCACGGTTCTTCACCGGCCAAGAGCCGCTTGCGCAGCGTGCTCTCCTCCAAGGCCCCGAGGCCGAGGTTGTAGGCAAAGCTCACCAACGCGCCGACCTGTTCGGGTTTCCACTGCTTGGCCAGCGGCAGCAGGTGCAGCACCCCCGGACCGAAGAGGTTCTCCACCTCGTTCTGCAGCAGTTCATCGGCCAGGTCTTGGCTGATCTTGTCGCCGCTGCGCACCGGGGCATCCATGTAGCGCGTGGTGCCCCAGCCGATGGTCCACACTCCCGCCGGGCATTGGTAGGCCTGCAGCTGGCAGCCTTCAAACTCGCGGATCAACTTGAGCGCTGGCGCCACCCAGGCCTGGGGCAGCAGCTCCTTGGGTTTGGGATCTGCGCGATATAGCTCCGCAAACTCCTCCAGCACCTGCGGCGGCACATGGCTCTGCAGCCAATCCCAGGCCGCCAGCTGATGGGGCAGCTGCTTGAAATGCTTCGCCGCTTGACGCAACTGGATGGCGCTCATCCTTCAGGCTCCTGGCGTTTGCGGGTTTGAGCTGGGCTGTCGATGAAGTAAGCGAGCAAGGTGCCAGCGGTGCTGCCCGCGACGGTGAAGGCTTGCGTCCACTGTTGACCGCAGGCCATGGGCTTTCGGGCCTCGCAGTTCACCACGTTGCCGGTGGCCATCAGCAGGCTGTAGCCATAGCAAACAGCCAAGAACTTCAGCACCCAAGCAGACACTGAGGCTTGGTTCATTTGCTGATCTCTAACCGCCTGACGCGGCTCTCCAGATCCGCCAGCCGCTCCTTGCTGTCGGTCTTGAGTTCCGTGATGTCGCTCTGCAATGTCTCCAGCGCTTGGTCGATCTTGGTCACCTGCAGGAACAGGCCACCAAGGCCCAAGACGGCGGCCACCAGAAGAGCCGGAACGGTTTGAGCGACCCATTGCGGTGCGATCACCTCAACGTCGTGGTGCTGCTCACTCACGGCTTCAGCGGCGACGCTTCTGCTTTTGCTTGCCGCTGGCAGCCACGATCTCCAACACGTTGAGACCAAGTTGCACCCAGCCGTTGGCTTTGACACTGGGCACCAGACTGAGTAGCTCACTGCCCGCTAAGGCAACAGTGGCTACTTCAGCCACGGTTTTGTAGTCCATGCGGCAGTGGCGTTTCCCTAAGGTGCCGCCATAAAAAAGCCCCCGCTGCTGCGAGGGCTGGCTGCTCTCCGACCCACCCCTTAAGCCGATTCTTCAGGGGCTTGTTCGGAACTTGCCTTCTTCTTGCCGCTGGTTTTGGCCACCACCGCCTTGCGCTCGTCAGCGCTCAGCGTCCAGCCATTCCCCAGGGCTTCCATCAGCTCCAGCCGGGTCGAGGCCACATAGGTGGCCCCAGAGTCCGGGTGGGTGAGGGTGACCGGGTAGGCCGACATCACTTGGCGATGTAGACCGTGGCGGTAGCAGCACCGGGGCTGCCGGTCTTGGTGATCACACCCTTGACCACAGCGGCACGGCCGCCGAGGCGTTGGGTCACTTCAGGACCAGAGAAGGGCACTTCAATGGTCTTGGCGGTGGCGGGCAGCACGATGGACTCAATGGTCACAAAGCTGCCACCAGCAGCGGTAGCGGCTTGCAGGCTCACGGTCCACTCGGCAGTGCCGGCGGTGTAAGAGCTGTAGCCACCGGAGGCGATCACCACCTTGGCGGTGTTGAGGCTGGAGGCATCAAAGGTCACCTCAGAACCGGTGACGGTGGCGGTAGCGCCGCTGGCCACAGCCAGCTCAAGAGCGGAATCGCGCAGATAGCTGCGGCGGTCGCTCATTCCAGTTGCGACGGGCATGGTGGAAATCCTCTAAGAGGGTGAACAGGAATCAGGCGGCCACAGCGGCATTGGTGATGCCGGCCAGGCGAGCAATCGCACGGGGGTGGAACACCGCCATGCCGAGGTAGGCCTCAACGCGGATGCGGCGCACGGGCTTGGTAGGGATTTCGCCCAGATCGCGCACACCGATGCCACCGTTGGTGATCAGGGTGGCGCCATTGACACCAGCGGCCACGCAGTACACAGAGCTGCAGAGGCTGCTGCTGCCTTGGGTCTCGTTGAAGGCGAGGATCTCAGCGCCAGCCTCGTCGTGGTCGATGTCGATGATCGGCACGCCGTTGTAGCTGTACTGCTGACGGCCCAGGGCGTCTTGGCCGTACTGCAGGTTGCCCACCGCAGAAGCCACGCGAGCAGCAGCCGACAGACGGCGGCGCAGGGCGCGGTTCATGATCAGCACCGGGTTGCCCACGGTTTCATCCACAGCGTCGATCAGCTCATCAAGAGCAGCGAGGCTGAGGCCGCCGCCGTTGGCAGCGTTGGTGATCAGCTGGGAAGAACCCGAAGGGATGCGAGCCTGCAGGCCGTCAAACTCGTTGACGTTGCTGGTGGAATCACCCTTGATCAGGGTCTTCTCCAGCTTGAGGCGGGCAGCCTTGACCTTCATCGCCACTTGAGCGGTGCGGATCTCGGGGCCTTGCATGGCCTCAAGAGCCAGGTCAATGTCCACATCACCGCCGAAGATCTTGAGGGCTTCGGACTGGGGGTTGATGATGCCGGTGGACTCGCTGTAGGCCTCATTGACACCACGGAAGCCGATCCCAGGCAGGGTCTGCTCTTGGTTGTAATGAATGCCGGTGCCAGTCACCGACAGCTGGGGCATGGCTGCGTAGAGCTTGCCTTCGCGGAAGATTTCAACGATCCCCTGCTTGAGGGAATCCTGCCGGCCGAGTTTGCCGGCCTCAACAGTTGTGAGTGCCACGGTCTTGTGTGGTTAGGGGTTGGCAGCTGCTGCAGGCATCGCGCCTAGGAGCAGGTGTTGGCATCGCGCCAACGCATCGGCACCACATCGCGTAGAAGCCGTGTCCTGAGTTGCCAACTGCTCAACCTTGACCGCGAGAGAGTTTGCGGCTGGTGGCGCTTTTCCTTTTGCTATTGACGCCTTGGCCTTGGCGGGTGCGC